TACCACAACATGATGATTCAGGAATGGATCGATCGAGGCTACAAAAACAACATGAAATTTCTCCCCCACTGCAAGACGCCTCGGTTTCCTTGGTGGTGGGGTTGGGACCCAGTTCACAAGTCTCACCAAGCGGCACTGAACCGCAAGCTCAGTTCGCACTACAAGTTTGAGGTCGGTGAGTATTCCGAGTGGGGGTACTGCTGGCCGTCCAAAGTGCCGACGGATCTGCGTCTGAAGGACAATGTGCCACTCGAAAAAATAATGTCCCTTAATAGCAAATGACACACACCCAGGCTGTTGGTTCCCGCGCTCAGGTTATGAATGGTACCGCGCTCCACACCACAGGTGGCCTCGTGAAGAAGGACCTGAAGAAGAGCCGCAAGACTGGTGAGATTGTCAGCAAGGACAAGGCCAAGTCTGAGAAGAAGAACCCTTGGATCGTGGCTGTGACCAAGGCGAAGAAGGAGTTGAAGATTAAGGGATTTGCGCTCGTTCAGGGGCCACTTCTGCGCAAGGCTCACGAGATTTATGGGAAGTAAAACCTTTTCTCAGTATAGACTAATGGTAAAAGAAGAAAACCTCTTGAAGTACTTACTGCTCACCGGTGGCAGAAACAACAACAGGGACAAGAAGAAAACGTCAAACAAGCCTACAAAGACACCCTTTTTCAACAAGGGACTTCGACGATTCTTTTTCGATCCACAAAAGGGGTTTTTCATCATCACAATGTCAAAGAATGGCAAGACTGCAAGGAAACAATATCTTCCGGGTTTGTTTGTTTACAAGAATGTCGGCTCGCGTATTATTCCGTGGAAGTCTAATCGATAAATGCACACCCCTTCAGGGGTGACTGTGAAGACTGCTCCTCCTCCATCTCAAACTGGGGAATCTTAGCAACAGGTGCGTAAAACTTAATCTGGTGCGCCCGACACGTCACCGCCCAAACCCCCCTCCAAAGGTATGCCCCCTCGATATCCACAATGCACGATATGTCCAGGTCTCTAAGATAGCCCTCGACATGTTCATCTGGAGCAAATACACCCTCGCTGTTAAAAACTAGGGTGGAGTCATCCACCTTGACCCGAAGACCATACTCTGACAATGCAGACTTGAATGGTTCTGCGTTTCGACTCGCCAACTTCTCAATCTTCTCAAACCATTCACTGAATTTTGGATCTAAATTAGAAATTGAAAGTGTCTTGTACTGTGACATACCATACTTGAGGTACCCGCGTGGGATCTGAAACCTGAGAGGTCCGAATGAGTACACGAGTTTAGTGCGGGTATTTCCCGATGGCTTCACCTCGACGAGCGAAAGGTCGATGTCCGTCCAGAGTGGCATTCTCTTTTACATCGGGTAAAGTTTTATCTACTTCTGTCATTCTAAAACATTCCCACAACTTGATGCTCGGTTTTGACAACTTGGAAAACTCATCAATAGTGTATTCATCCCCCATCGACCTGTTGCATTTTCCACAGATTGGTCGGAGATTTGACATGTCAGTCGCGCCGCCTTTGCTTTCGGGGACATTGTGACCCACCTCGAAATTAAAGGGGGTCATGACGTTCTCACACCACGTCACGAGGCACTTGTGCTTAAAGAGACGATCACCACAAAAGGCGAGCCAAACCTGCTCACGAAGAGCTCCCGGAACCTTCACCTTCATCTCTCAAGTCAGCAATTTTAATCTTTAATTCGGTACACCACGGGGTGGTCATTGTACGGACGTGACAACATCCACCGTCAGTTATAACCTCATATACCCAATCACCCCTATCAAGATTGAACATGGCCAAGTCATCTTCCAGGTAGTCGAGTGTCAGTGGTCGAAGGATTCCTATTGCCTCTCTGAATTTAAAACTAAAATTGAAAATAGTTTTTGTGTCTGACAAGTATACCATCACGGGTCTTGGGAATTTTGTTTCTAAATTGAAAATAATTTTAGGATCAAGTCTTCTTGGTGTAAGACCCAATTTTATTCTTGAATCAAGATCAAGATATTTACCTACTCTCTCAAGTAACATGAAATGTCAGTGTGTAGTGTGTTTATCTAGAAGAGAGTCCGGCGAGTGTTGCCGTGGTTGTTGTTACGGTTACGTGGTGGCCCCTTAGCCTTCTTAGGGGCGCGGTGAACCTTGTTGTACTGCTGCTTTTTGTGGATTGCGTTTAGAATACGCGCCTGAATTTCGCGGTTGCGGGTCATCATGAGCAACGCACGGAGTGACCCGATATTCATTGCGTTCAAAACAAAGGGGTGGTGTATCATTTAATACTTGTCAACATTATTCTACCCCGAGCACATTACACACCCCTCTGGATTGTCACGACGGCACGCCAACGCCTCGGCACTCTCCACTGGCACAGTCACCTGTTGGGCCTTGGCCTTGGCGCGGGTCCGCAAGTAGTACATCCCCGTCTTGAGCCCCTTCTTCCACCCGTAAAAGTGCATCGAGCTCAACTTGACCAGTGTCGGATTCTCCATGAAGATGTTCAGTGACTGGGACTGGTCGATGTACGCACCACGATCCGCCGACATGTCAATCAGACTCTTCTGTGGAATCTCCCAGACCGTCCGGTAAATATCCTTCAGATTCTGTGGGATGTCCAGGGTCTGGATCGAGCCACCTTGGCGCACAATCTCCGTCTTAACATCCGGACTCCACTTGTTAATCTTCTGTAGATCCTTGATGAGGTGCTTGTTGATCATGACAAACTCACCCGCCAAGGTCCGACGCAGGTAGATGTTGGTCGTGTACGGCTCGAACGCCTCATTGTTGCCCATGATCTGAGCTGTCGACGCCGTCGGCATCGGTGCCACGAGTAGAGAGTTGCGCAGGCCGTGCGTCTTGATGAGATCTTTGATGCCCTCAAATCCCTCGTCGTCCAGACCCCACAGGTCGAATTGTAGCTGGCCCTTGGACGCGGGCGACCCTGCATACGTCTCGTATGGACCCTCCTCCTTGGCGAGTTGACAAGAAGCGTGCAGAGCCCCGCAGTAAAGCACCTCGAAGATCTGATGGTTGAGCTCCCGGGCCCCGGGCCCGTCGAACGCCAAACCGAGCATCATGAAGACGTCAGCTAGGCCCTGTACACCGATGGCTATGGGCCTATCACGCATGTTGGACTTCCGGGCCGCTTCGGTAGGGTAGTAGTTCTTGTCGATGACCCGATTCAGGTTACGCGTCACGACTTGGGTCACTGCGTGGAGCTTGACGAAATCAAACTCACGTCCAGTTCCATCGGAACTGTCCTTCACAAACGTCGGAAGGCACAGACTGGCCAGATTGCACACGGCAGTCTCATCCGCCTCAGAAACCTCCATAATCTCGGTACAGAGGTTGCTCGATTTGATGACGCCGATATTCTTCTGGTTGCTCTTTTCGTTGACTGAATCCTTGTAGCACATGTACGGCGTGCCCGTCTCCACCTGGCTCTTGAGGATTGCGTCCCAAACATCACGAGCCTTGACCTTCTTCTTGTAGCGGCCCTGAACTGCGTACATCCGGTACAGCTCGTTAAACTCCTCACCGTAGACATCCTGTAGGCCGGGGCACTCGTTCGGGCACATCAGATGCCACTCCTCGTCCCTCTCCACCTTTTGCATGAAGAGGTCTGGGATCCACAAGGCTGTAAACAGGTCGCGGCAGCGCATCTCCTCGTCACCCTGGTTGAGGCGCAGCTCCAGAAACTCCATAATGTCGGCGTGCCACGGCTCGAGATAGATGGCGAACGACCCCTTGCGCTTGCCACCCCCCTGGTTTACGTACCTGGCTGTGTTGTTGAAGACGCGGAGCATCGGCACGATTCCATCAGCGACGCCGTTCGTCCCCTTGATTGGTGTGCCGTTCGCACGGACGTTCGAGCAGTGAATTCCGATACCACCGGACCACTTGGAGATGTGGGCACACTCCTTGAGCGTTTCGTAAATGCCCTCGATCGAGTCATCCTTCATGGCTACCAAGAAACAGCTTGACATTTGGGGATGATTCGTACCGGCGTTGAACAGGGTTGGTGTGGCGTGCGTAAAGTACTTTTGGCTCATCAGGTTGTACGTCTCACGGACACGGGGATAGTCATCACCATGGATACCCAGGGCTACGCGCATGAAGAGATACTGCGGGGTTTCACCCTGGTTGAGATATCCCTTCTGGAGCGTCTTGATACCGAAATATCCAAAGAGAAAGTCACGTGAATGGTCGATCCATAAATCCATCTCGAGACTCAGGCACTTCATGAATGTGTCGCTCACAACACCCTTGGAGTGAAGAGCGAGCATTGCATCTGAAAAGGTTTTCGGACACGTCTTCTGCATGTTTGAAACTGTGACGCGCATCGCCAGCATCTCATAGTCCGGATCCTCCGTAATCATACCGATTGCCACTTCAGATGTAAGGTTATCGATTTCAGACGTGGAAATCCCATCATACATGCTCGTGAAAACCTTTTGAGCCACCTTGTCAGGCTGTACACTGAGGCCATCGGTCAATTTTGAAATTCGCTTCGTCACCTTGTCAAAGAGCATCTCTTCAGGTTCTCCGTTCCGCTTGACAACCTTCATTGTGAAATAGAGCCTTGTTTTTTTTATCCGGTTATTACAACATGGCCACACGCAACTGGCGCAACCCTCTCAGTGACGCATTTTTCTCCGAGTTTAACCGCGAGACAATTCATGACGGAATCATTCGTACCATCAACACGAAAACTGGGTACACTATTGGCAAGCAGAATGACGCGGACCTCCAGGCCCTCATGAAGCGCGTCTATATCAACTTGATGTCTGACCCGTACGTCGATATTCGCGGTCAGGTGGAGCGCATGAATGACGCTGTGATCGAGGAGGCAACCGGCACGATCAACACAGGAATGCTTCAGCAGCTCCTGTACATGCGTGACATCTCGAGCAACCCAGTTCCTCTTCAGGCTCCAGTGAGCACGTCAACGTACGGCAACAAGCTGGGTTCTCGCCCACCGATTGGATTTTAAAATTGGTTTTAATTAATACATGAGAGCCCTCGACGACATTCTGATAGGCTTTCTCATTTTTTTTGGCGTCGATCGGTTGATCAGGCTCACCAGTAACTCGATTGTCGAGCCATGGGCAATGAAGCGCACCGGTAACAAGCACGATGTTGAAAGCTGGAAACTTTTTTCCGAATTTATGCTTCTCGCCGCATCTCTTGCAATTGTATTCCGGTTTCAGAAACAGCTACGTAAATTAAACGTTGCTTGAGCGAAGCTGAATCGGAATAGAAAAGTGTCCTTCGGACACTTACTGCTTAAAAGAACCAGTGCCGGTAACCATAAGATGAATCAGTTTCGTGATGAAACCGCACAACTCTGCAAACAGAAAGGCTGGGACAAGGCTCCCGTAAGTATAGTATGGATGCTCCTCAACGAAGAAATGGGGGAGCTCGCGTCAAGTATTCGTCAGGCCCATCGTATTTACCGCAAGACGGGCCTGAAGAAGGACAGGGGGACAGATGTCGTGATGGAGATGGGTGACGTATTTAGTTATCTCTTTCAACTCGCACATATGTTGAACATTGACATGGACCAAATGTGGGAATTACACAGGGCAAAAGTCCAGACCAAATTCTACAAGGAAAATAATGTGGGTGTTTATTAATGGCGAGTGTTGCGCATCTCGACGATCGTGTCCACTTGAACAAATTTGACATGTACACCTGGACGAACACGTTTGGTGTAAATACGGACGGGTTCCCTAAGGATCTTTACATGGATGGGTCTTACACTACTCAGATGGATGAGACTCCTACTCAGTACCCTTCCATCATTGACTCTGAAGATGTGGATCACTTCAACCCACAGACTCTCAACTTGTCAGGACCAATGTACCTCAAGGAGTGCAGCGTGAATCCAGCCCCCGACGTCATGTACCCTGCACGCAAGTTTGAGTATGACACTGGCAAGGTGACATGGGAACGACCCGGGCAGTCACGTGTCATTCGCAGAGGGGAGAATGGAAATGTCATTATAATAATCATTATTGTTGTCATCATTCTGTTTCTGCTTCGTTCCAAGCTTCGGTTCTTGAAGTGAAACAATCAAGTCCGAAGGACTTAGATCTTCTGAACCTTAGGAGCCACCACCTTGATCAATTTTGATTCTAAATTCAAAATCAACGCTTGCTTACGGGCATTCATCTCGGGACAAGCATGAATCTCGAGCTGAATGCATCCACTACAAAACATCACACTGCATTCTTTGCATTTTAGCAGGTCTGGCTTCCTCCGGCACGTAGGACACTTGGTCATCTGATACTTCACAAAGAGGATCTTTCCGCTCTAAGGCTTCCTGATCAAGCACTTCGCACGTAAATCCCACCTTGCGGCCTTCAATCACTCGATCCCAAAACGTCTTCATGATGGGGAGGTAATGCGCAAACCACTCACGGTCACGTTTCACGTTGGTCACAACAAACTCCTCCTTGACGTCACCTTCAGGCGGCCTGAACTGGATGAAATCACACTCGGGCAAGTCGAGAATCTCCATCAAGAGTTGAATTTGTGCGACGTAATGCTTCGGCACCTTGTCCTCAATTTTGCGGGTCAAGGGACACTTGATTTCAATCAGACGACCACACTCGGTGACACCGTCAGGTGAACCGCCGAGCCATGGATGCTCGTGGTGTTGAACGAGGCCAATTTCATGGCTCTTCCTGTTGTATTTGGCGTCGTAAATGTCACGAGCGATTGGTTCCAAGAGAGTTCCGCGCTCGGTGGCGGCATTCCCTCCAAACTTTCGGCCACCAACCTTTTTCACGTAAAGACCATCGGGAGTCTCGTAGGGATTGCATCCAATCGCAGTTGCAGCGTCACTCGCTGTGAGCATCGTCCCTCGTAGAGCCAACCATTCGGCGCTTCTCTGATCGAAGTATGTCGCACTCAGGAGCTTTTCTATTTTTGGGTCCATTGACGGGAATCTCCTTATTCTTAAATCTAGGGTCCGTCTTAAGTACTATTTGGGCGGCGTTTTGCTCCGCCTCCTTTTTGGTAGTTGCAAATCCGCATCCACAATCGAGACCGTCTACAACCACCTGAATACAGAATGTACCATTTGTATGGCTCATGACGTTGTATTCGGGCAAGGGCATTTTGAGCACCTGACACCAACGCATCAACTGGTCTTTGTAATTGTCATCCTCGAGGGACGTTTTAAAGTTGGCAAACACACCGAGAACGAAATTCTTCGCGTGAACCATACCAAGATCTAGGTAGATGGCCCCGACGAGCGCCTCAAACACATCCTCTGTGATGTTGTCATTTGTGACCCATCCGTTTCGCTCCCCCTTTTCATCCATCAAAATCAGCTTGTCAAGACCGAGGCTCTTTGAAATCTCACACAGCGTTTTACCACGAACCATCTTCGTTCGCGCCTTGGTCAAAAACCCTTCCTGCTTCACTTCGTACAAGTCAAACAAGTATTTCGTAATTATAAACCCAAGAACAGAATCACCCATAAATTCAAGAGTTTCGTACGACCCAGTCAGTCCTGAGTAACGTTTCAGGGCTGACTTGTGCGTAAAAGCTCGCCGGTACAAAGCGATATCCTTGATTTTCGTCCCCACCAGACTATTTACGTGAGACAATGACAATTCTGGTGCTGGAACTAATTCCATACTATTACATCCGCTTTAATTTTTAAGCCAATTACACAGTTGCAGCTGGCTTTGGCTTCTTCGCAACCTTCGGGCGATCCGCCTTTGGAGCAGCATCGGTGGTGGCTACAGGCTCCGCCGCCTTGCGCTTCTCTGGCTTTGGCTTCTCCTCCTTGGGCTCCTTCACAAAGTGAGGGTTGATGTACTTCTGGATGTTCAGGAAAGTAACCTGAATGTCGGGGGGAGGCTGCAGAAGAGCCTTCAGGGTGGCATCCATAGAAATCAACTGGCCCGCCTTCAGGCCATGCTCCTCACAGTACTTGTTCACCTTCTTGGTCACCTCAGCACGAGAGATGCGCTCCTCGGGCTCCAGCTTCAGGAAAGCACGCAGCTCAGGAGAAACCTGGAGAGGCTTCTTGAAGCCATTATTCTCGGAACGAGCCTTGGCCTTGTCACCCGAGGGATCCTCGATGTGCTGACGGATGATGTTCACCGCCTTACGAAGTGCGCGCTGGTCCTTCGCCAGGGACTCGATCGCCTTGGTGATGGTCTCAAGAGTAGCTGCCATTGTGTACTACTAACGGATCTCAGATCTTTAAGCCTATGATGGCAGCAAAAATCAATATAGCTAAAATCGCCCAAACAAGTTTAGACAGGCGATCTCCTACCGTAGTTGAAGGAGGGGTGAGTGGGGTGAATGGCGCCTCCCGACCAACAGTTCCCTGATCACTTGTTGCTAAATTCTGGTTAAACCCAGCCGGAAGGGTGCCACCGAACGTCTGGCGAAATTCTACATCCATTCTAGGGAGGTGACCCATTTTAGTTCCACAACTCGGCTTGCAACACCCAGGATCGCATGGGTACACGAGACCATTGTCTCTTGACACGTATGCACAGATTGGATTTGTTGGGTCCATTGGGTCGGACAAACACTGACAACCTTTGATGACATACTGAACACCGCAACCTCCAGGTGCGCTCATCTGATATTAAAGAAGAAATTAATATACAGTATAGAATGGAGTACTCAAAGCCTCAGAAGTTGCCAGACGGTCGTTACTTTCTTAAGATTGGTGGTCAGCGCAAGCAGCTGAACACTGTCACCCTGCAGGACGACCTCACGAACAAGAATCTGAGCCTTAAGATTCAGGAGGATCAGATTGAGTTTTTCACAAAGGTTGACGAGGACATTCTTGCTCAGGCCAAGCAGTCAAAGGTGGATTGGTTTGGAAAGGAGCTTTCGGACGAGACGATCCAGGGCGCGTACCAGGAGAGCCTTACGGACGGACTTGTCGGTGCTTCTCTGGCAACCATCAAGGGGGAGTTTGTGACCCGCGCGTTCGATCGTCAGCGCAACGCAATCGACCTGGCCAATGTGAAGAAGGACACGGAGTGTGACGTAGTTCTCGAGCTTTCAGGATTGTGGTTTCTGAAAAAGTCATTTGGGCCAATCTGGCGGATTCTCCAGGTGAGAATCCGTGGTACCCCCAAGGCGCCCGAGTTTGCCAAGGAGTATCTTTTCGACGACGACCCGGCCGAGGAGGATGACCCAGCGGACTATCTTGACTAGGACCTTCGGACCTGGAGAAAAATATTCGTTGTTTAATATAAATGGACCGCAAGAATCTGATCATCCTAGTTTTGGCGGCACTGGTCCTTTTCCTCGTTCTGTCCCCCCGCACCAGCAGCTATGGACACAGTACTAACGGTGTCATGGGCTCCAACCTGGGTACGGCACAGGTCGCAGGTGATGTGAGCCAGTCAGCCGTCTCCCCAGACTATAATGCGGCTGACAGCGTCAGCTCGGCAAGCCTGATCCCCCGTGAGGTTGTCCAGACGGAGGATTTCGGTCAGTTTAGCCCAGAGAAGATTCTGACCAACCAGAACTACCTGGATCCCCGCAGCCAGATTGGCTACCCCGAGACGATCGGTGGTGTGCTCCGCAACGCCAACCGCGACTTCCGCAGCGAGCCCATCAACCCCCGCACCCCAGTGTCCATCTTCAACCTCAGCACCATCCCCCCAGACACCATGCGCCCCAAGTTTGAGATTGGTGCCGAGTATAACTAGAACAGTCTACTGCGTAGACTGGAATTTTAAAATTTCAGATGAATTATAAATGGCTGATGAACGCTTTAAACAGGCGATGACAGAGTGGGTCGGCATCAAGGCCCAGCTCGTATCAGTTCGCAAAGATATCACCGTGCTGAATAAGCGCGAGAAGGAGCTTCGCGAATTTGTTACTGTTCAGATGAAAACACTCGACATTGACACGGTCAAGGTTCGGGACAAGGTGAAGGTGAACCTCAAGACGAAAAAGACAAAGGGTGGAATCACCAAGGATGTCATCCTCAAAGGTCTCAGGACGTACTTCTCAGGCGACGAGGTTCGTGTCGAGGGTGCATTCAAGGCGATCCAGGATTCAGTTGAGGTCAAGGAGAAAAGTACTGTAACTGTATCAGGGCTTAAAGACCTCAGCTCTTCGTAGAAGAGCGCCGCCGTGGGCGACAAAGGGGCCCTTAAGTTTGCATCGGGTCAGACGTGTTTCATGACGGTTGTGATTCACGCACTGGTTCTGAGCCTTCTTTATTACCTGATCGCCAAGTACTTCCTCAAGATTAGCCTGACTCAGGCTGATTTGATCGTGCCTGCAGTTCTCTTTATGCTGCTGAGCCCCGGTATGCTGGTCACCATCCCCCCAGGCCTGATCCGCAGCGGCACTACCGGCCCCGTGCCCGTGGTTGTGCATACCTTTGTGTTCGCACTGGCCTTTGCCACCCTGAGAACATCTTTTCCTAGCTATTATTAATGAGAATAAAGCCATTAAATGAAGCCACTTACCGCCGCCTCTATGAAAGTGCCGCCTACAAGAAAAAGTTGAAAAAAGAACAGAAATCAGCTAAAAAAATATACCACTCGACTGCTTTGGAAATAAAAAGACTTTTGAAAAAATACAAACGGCGCGTTTAGTGTATCAATTTCAAT